TTCGTTGTGAAGAGGATTGCCAAACGTGAATGTATTCTCCTGCCCATTTAGCTTTACAATGAACGCCTGAAATGACTTAGCATCACTATGAGATAGTGGGGGAATAGTTACTTCAGCCTCCCAGCGAGCGCCACCATGATTATATACCTGCTGTGAAAAGCTAAATGGTGATTCACTAACTGCAACAGCCCTTTTGATCCGCATATCCATTGATTCAACAGGCACATTAGGGAATGAGAATGTCGTCATGATCCAAGCGACCTTCCAAAGCTACCACCACGTTGTTTTGCGTCTGAGACAGCCGCTTTAGTTGCTTGTGCAATTTGTGGCATAAGGTTAATCACCTCAGCGCGTACAGTTTGTTGTACACCAGTTGAGAAGTTGATGCTTTGATTTATGACAAGACCACCACCGCCGCCGCCCATTTGATTGTTGGGAACAATGCGACCAGATTTAGGTGCAGTGAAAAGTTCTGGGCCTTCTTCGCCAACTACATAAGATTGACCACCTGTAACTGGACCGCCCCTAGCCCTAAACCCGATACCAGCACCTGACGGAAACGCTTGTTGACCAGGTGTGGCGGCAGACCCAGAAACGCCAGCAGGTGCGGCTAAAGAACCACCAAGAGTACCTAATACGTCACCCAAGAATCCGCCAAGCATACCACCTAAAGGTTTTGCAATGGCTTCTTGGATAGCAATCTCAATAATAGAGTCAATAACGCTCTTGGCAAAGTCCTTGAAAGCCTCACTGGCAGACTTTGATCCATCAATGAAAGAAGTAAACGCGCTTGTGAAAGAACTTGTCATTGCGCCTGAGAGGTCGTCTACGATGCCCTGATACTTAGAAGCCTCTTCTGTTGCTTTATTAAAGGCATCAATTGCATTTTCTTTAAGTATTGCATAATCAAGAGGAAACTTCTTCTGAAGCACACTAATCTCTGCAAGCCTATTTTGAAGTGCAATCGCTGGATCTTCTGCTTCTCTAAGAGCGTTCGCCTCATCACGCAAAGACTTAATGGTATTGTCAACAGATTCCTTTAACTTATCCTCACCAGCCTTAGCCTTGAACTTCGTACCAATCAACTTCTCAAGTTCTACATTTGTACCCTTGAAGAGAATCTTCTGTAGTTCTGAGAGTTCCCCATTGGATTTAATCGCACTTGAAAGTTCAGCTAGACGGCCAGCAAGAAACGGGATTCTAGTTTCTTGAAGTGCGAATTGGTCATTAACATCAAGAAGTGAATCTGATAGCCCAAGCAAATCTAATTTGCCAGTGTTGTATTGTTTAAATAGATTGTTTACTGCCGCAAGTGCGTCCTTATTGACAATATTTAACCCTTGCTGGGCAGATAGATTTTTAACGATAGCATCATTAAACTCCTTCTGTAGTCCAGTGCTTCTTATAAGGCCAATCTGCGAATCTCGTAATATTCTATCTCTACCCGTAGCCGCCCTAGTATAATCACTAAGTGATCTTATCTGTTCAGCCAGACCAATCTTGGCAGAGGCAACTTGTGATCTAGTGAAAAGGCGAGTCGCACGATCCGCTTCAAGATATGATTCTGCTACCTCTATAACCTTTGACTTTTGTATTCCTAGATTTGTGGTAAGATTACCAGAAATACTATTGAGAAGTTTTTGTGCGCCACTTAATCCTTCAGCCTCTTCGCCACCATCACGGAAGGCCACAACAAGGCCAGCCACAACAGCCACAACAGCACCAATACCAGCACCGACCGCACCGAAGCCAGAGACCAACTGTGGTAACTGTTGAGCAAGAACCACAGCGCCAGCAGTACCTGCTGACAACTGAACCGCAATATCCTGAATCTGGAACGAAGCGTTTTGGAAGGCTGGACGAACATCCCTAAAAGCGCGACCAGTTCTAACCGTTGATGCCTCAAACTTCCTGAATCTAGCATTCGTCTGATCCAGTTGCCTGTCAAGGCCGCTAAAGTTCTTTCTTACCTTGGCAATCTCAGGCGAGAGTAAGTTTCTGGCCTCAAATGCTACCTGAAGTTTTTCAGCCATCTAACTACCCTTTGCCACCTTTAGGTAGGCAAGCCACTCACTAAACTCTTCTAGTGGGATTTGCTCTACCTCGCCAATCGTCTTATTTAGCCGATCCGCTAACAGGAAAAGGCAATACCTGTCGGGATCGGCCTTTAGTTTTTTTCCAGATCCTCAACCGAAGTTCTATTAAGGATCTCGCCAGCAACACGGAACAAAACCTCTGGGTTATCATACCCCATTAGGTCTGCACGATCCTTGATGTCAAAGATCTTGTTGCCCTCTTTGTCTTCTGCCTTCATGATAATGGCATCAACCATACCACCAATCTCATCCGTCTTCATCTTCTTCAGGATTCGGCTATATTCAGCAACAGTGATTGGTCTAAAGTAGATAACAGCATTACCCCATTCAGGAACATCAATCGTCTTGATTTCCTGATTGTTAGAGGATGCCTTGATCGCATCAATGACGGACATGAATCACCTTATACAGTTGTTTCGGTAAGTGCGCCGTTTCCTTGGAATGAGAAAGATGCTTCGACCATCCCATCAAAGGAGCCAGTGCGAGTGATGCCAGTGATGATAGCAGATCCAGTGTAGTATGTGTCACCTGTTGCGTCACCTTCGGCATAGAGGTTCAAAGTCACCTCTGCACCAATGGTCATAGCACCTTGACCAGTTGTATCTGTTTCATCCCAAAAGCAATCAATAGAACCAGAAAAGGTCTTGAGACCAACCTTGTAGGAGCGATGAGTGTCGCCCATAGAAGTATCTTCAATGGTATCTGAAGCCTCTTCCAAGTTCCAAGTGCGTACTTCAGCAACAAGGTTTGCACCAATCTTTACCTTGCCTTCTGATCCTGCATGTGTAGCCATAATAAATTCCTCTCTTACAATGCTACTTCAAGGTCATCTTCCTTGGCCATATATCGGACAAGGTATGTTAATCGAACGCTCCCTACAGGCTGATCGCCTTCAGCAGATATTTCGACTTCGCTTGATGATAATACAATATCTTTACCTAAACCTCCAAGGGTTTGATCAGATCCTATAGCTTCTTCTACCTCTAAAGCAATCTGATCTAAAGCATCATCAATGCTAGTAGTATCCTTTGTTAGTCCTTCCACAACCAACTCCAGATCGCGTTGCATCAAGCGTGGTCTAGTAAGCGTAACAACTTCTGCTGATTCGCTGTTAGTATATACCAGCAAGCAAGGTAATTTACCTTCGGCGATTGGGTATAATCTGGTAGGAAATACGTTAGAACCAGTTGTGGCAAGACCCGTTAGTAGCGTTACAGCCGCACCCCTTACCTGCTTGCGAATATGAGCCATCAGTTTTTCTCCAATACGAGCGTCGAAATACCAGTTCCATCAGACTCAATTACCTTAACGGTATAAGCGACAGCAGATATTGTAATTGCGTCATCCTCTCCTGCGCCACTTGGAAGGTCGCTGGTACGGCAAAGGAAGCGCGGTTGTGTGACTGCAAATACCACGCCAGCACCTGCGTCCTCTGCCAGATACTCGTTATCCAAGATACCATTAATCGTTTGAGCATTGCCGCCGATCTTGGTGTAACTCGCGGCTACACCAAAGTCCTCAACACTGAAGAAGATGGCGCGATCATCCGCAGTCTCAACCGCCACTCTTACCTCTCCGCTTGTAAGTGCGACGAGTGGTCAGCTTTGGCTCATCAGATGCCTCAAGACCAACGGCACGATTGTCTGGTGTCTCTTCTTCGCTATGAGCGACTACCTTGCCAGTGTTGATGTACCAACCAGCTTCAAATTCGGCCATCTCAACGACACGCCCCTTTGCGCAAACTTCACCATCGTAGAAGGTATTACGGACAAACTTAACTTTCATTCCAAACCTCTTTCACTCTTCCGCTAACAAAACTAACACGTTCTGGATTATTGAGGGAATCCTTAACACGCTTCCAGTTATTTATATAGCGATTATGTTTATGATGTTGCGGTTTCTCATTCTTGCCGATCTGCCACCAATACTCACGTCCATCAGGATGGCTATCATAATGATCTATTCCACAAACGTGGATCTGATCAAAACCCATAAAATCGCACACCCATATAGCCCTAGCCCCACTAAAGCCAAACTGAGGGCAGATACCTGAATCAATATAATCATCACGATCTCTGAAGTCGTAATGATGGCTTATCTTATATATCCAATGATACGGCTCAACATACTTCCACATCTCTTTATCGGAAAAGACTACATAATCAAGATCCAATATGAGCGCGTGTTGATTTACTCCAACCAGCCGATCAACATCCGGCAAATGATGAAGATCAGAAACAAGTGAAATACCACCACCAAGAATGGCGCAGGTTTTCCCCTCATGATAGTTCCTTAGTTTATCCAGCAACATACTTTCTTAATCTCTCCCACGATTCTCCAGATTCTACCTCGTGAGGTAGCCATTGTGTGTACGCAATCTTTCTGCCCCAATCGCTTCTGTCTGGGAAGATGCGCTCTGACACATCATGAGATGATACATCATATACCATAGAACCCTCTGAGAACGTCACAGTGGGTATGCCGTTATATACTGCCACAACACCAGAATTTGAGTTGTAAGTCACACACAACCTCGCACCCTTTAGGTCATCTTCAAGGGTTGTGTTGCCACGCATACATGTATGTGGCGGTCTCTTCCAAGTGTT